GCATGTCTTTGCGATTTTTAAAAACATGAAGAGGCATCATAAATGTATTACCCCCGAGTGCCAAGACATCACATTTTTGTTGAAATCCATTTTCTACAAATACCCCATGGCATAAATTGCCTTCAATTTTACTCAAAATTTGATCTAAAGTCATAGTGGCAGATTTATCAGTAACATGTAGTTCAGATGCTACAGCGGTTGCCCATGGATTGACTTCAGAATCTCTCTTTTCAATTTCCTCAACATTATCTGGAACAAGTGCAGATTGTTGAAGGGCAGCTGCTGCACGAAAGAGACTAGTAAATTTATAAATAACTCCAGCTATAGCACACATGCTAATGAATACCTTAGTTTTACTTTCTCTAATAGATCTAAAAACATCAATAGTAGAATCTCTACGAGAGAGTAATTCATTCATTCTATCATCACGCCATTTTGCTAACAAGCTTCCATAAATTAATATATGAAATAAGATGATAAATCACTATATAACAGAAAACCAATAGAATTAAATAAAGACGTAGCTGTCAAAAATAAAATAAGTGATAATGATATACTTTTCCTTATTTTCTTCTCAAAATTGAGAAATCCACGAGCATTACATAATAAATATGTTCGTGTAACTATCTTATTAGTAAACAAGAATGTTGGCACATTGTTTAAAAAATTGGATGTACGAACTCCCATAACTTCAAATTGATCTTTAATAAAATCAAAAGAATCCTCCAAAGAAGCTTGTTGTTCAGAGTGAATTACTTCATTAACATTCTCACAATTGCAAAATGTATGTGCCAAATTGCAAATAGAACAATATTTACGAGAAGCAATTAAACTTTCTCCTTTCTTAATTAATCTTCGTTGATTTTCAAAATGACGTTTACATTTTGATGTGAGAAATACAAGAGTTTGATCAATAGTACGAGGAGTTAATTCATGTACACCATCTATATGGCGTAAGTGAGAACTATCTCCACCTCTTTTCCTTTCTAAAGGTGTATAAATTTGAATATCCCAAATATCATTAACTAATGAATCTCCAGGGAAAGTTTCCAAAGCTTTATTGCTATCAAGACGTCCATCTTGAAGAGAAAATGCTGATTTTACCGTTACTTCCAAGTGCACATCAGCACGTCGAACAATAGAATATGGACAAATAGATCCAATATTGGCATGTTTCGCTAAAGGAGCATTTGAGGTAATTACGAATACTCGGGGTCGAATTTCAATCTTTCCCTTTTCATGAAGATCAGCTTTATTAGCATAAGTTATCATATTATTATTAATATCAATAATACGTTCTGTAGGAGCTTTATCCAAAAAATCAGATTTGGTATTTCCCAAATCATCAAAGAAAATCCCCGTAGTATGTCCTTTAAGAGTAGAATCAAATTTGTCAGATTCCTTAATAATAGCGGTGTTCTTAGTGTCAGGATCAACACCTGCAGCCGCTAAACAATCGGCCATTACTACTTGGGCAATAGTGGTTTTACCACGACCAGAATCTCCCCAAACATAAACTGTAAAAGGAGCAAAACGCATGGATCCGTCAATGCGTTTAGCATGATACGCAGCTCGATTTTTCCTCAAAACATCAATGCGTCTTTCTAAATATCCCTGTTGCCAAGTACCTTTGGCAGATTTAAAAAGTCTTTCAGCCAATTCTAAAGCTTCATCTAATAATTGACTATATTCAATGTCACTAATAGTTTGTAATTTACCTTTAATAGTAACATTTTTCTCATGTAAATTAAAAACCATAGCATGTTCATGTAACTCCAACAAAGGAAAATATAAATCATCTAAAGCTTTACTATCGTCATTAGAAAAGAACAGAGGTCTAAAAGATTTTTGCTTAAAACATTCATAACCACCTTCAATAAAATAGACAACAGTATCTAATACTGCTCCTACCAAATCAATTGCTGTAGAATGTTTAGAAACAGTTCCCATTCGAAATAAATCTACTCCTTGTACAGACCATTTCAAATTGGTAACAGAACACAAACCAATAGAAGCTGCAACAGAAATGAGTGCTGAGATTTTTCCAAACATAGGTGCATTACGCGCAGCTTCCCAATTTTCTCGTAAATGTGGAATTTTACTAAGCCAATCGGCACTAGAAGGGATTTCATCTCCAAAGATTCCTGCTTGTTG